TAGCTTGTTACGATTATGGATTTGAACTTACAGCATGTGAGATTAATAAAGATTATTTTGATAAATCAATTGAGCGAATAAATAATCATATCAGTCAACAGAAATTGTTTTAATTATTAAAAAAAATATTGAAAACATCATATTTTTTATATTATTTAAAAATTTAAACTTCTATATATTTTTAATAAACACAAAAAATATTTACTTTAGCAGAAATTAATTTAAATAATCAGCATAACTATGACAAAACAAGAAATAATACAGGAAGCATACGGAGAGCACTGGGAAAGTTTAAAAGATTACATTGATGAAAATGGCTGGATACCATTTACCATTCTATGCAAAAGAAATATAAATATCACAACCATACGCGAACAACGATTTCATATCATAGATATTAGTAATTCAAAAATAATTTGTGCAAAACCAGCAATAATTCAAAATATAGAAAGTAACTATGGTTGGATCAAAATTGAAAGCGAAGCTGATTTACCTAAATGGCATAATGAATTTTACTGGACTATTGATGAATTTCACCAAATAGGTATAAGGGTATTCGACCAAGAAGAAGGAACATTTTTTATTGAAGGGGAATGCGGTTGTTGCGATAATGGATGTAATGGGGAAAATATAATAACTCATTATAAAATAATTCAAACACCAAGCCCTCCAATTTATTAATCAAAAAAAAATAGAAATCAATTATAACTTAATCAAACAATAAATGGGAAAAACAATTTCAATAAGCAATCATAAAGGTGGGGTAGGAAAAACCACAAGTACAATCAACATCGGAGCGGCTCTTCATCAGCTCGGAAAAAAAGTATTGCTCGTGGATCTCGACCCTCAGGCCAATTTATCGCAGAGTTTAGGTATCATCGATGTAGAACATGATATTTATGAATCTTTGAGTAAGAAATCAAAACTTAAACCGTATTCGTATAAAGAAGGCTTTGATTTGATTCCATCGTGCCTGAATCTTTCCGGAGCAGAAATAGAATTAAGTTCGTCAATAGGCAGGGAATACATCTTAAAAAAGCTTATAGACGAAATCAAAGACAATTACGATTACATTCTAATTGATTGCCCTCCATCTTTAGGCTTATTAGCTATTAATGCGTTTGCTGCCGCAGATGAAATCCTTATTCCGGCGCAAGCTGAATTTTTATCTACTCAGGGGCTTACTAAGCTAATAGAAGTGATCGGGGAAATAAGATGCGATCTGAATAAGAACCTAAAAGTAGCAGGTATTATTATAACTCAATATGACAGCCGAAAAAACTTAAACAAAGAAGTAGTTGACTTTATAGATTCTGAATTCAAGAATGAAGTTTTCAATACCAAGATCAGAAACAATATAGCACTTGCTGAAGCTCCGGCTATGTCAATGGATATATTCAGTTATAATCCAAAATCTAACGGGACAAGCGATTACATGGAGTTGACTAAAGAAATATTAAAAAGAGAAGAAACATCAAAAATATTGTAAATATTAAAATTGTTATATTTTTAATATTATTTAAAAATATCCACAATTTAAAAAACATCATATTGTTATGGCTGTAAAAAAATTCAACGGGGGGTTTCAATCCCTCTCAAAAAGAACAGAATCCGAAAAAGAAATCTCAGAAACCGAACCGGCTACATCTAGGGCAACCTTCGAAATAAATACTGATATTTTAGAAAAAATGAGAGCTATTGCTTATCATGAAAAGATTTTGCAAAGAGATATAATAAATGAAGCGATGCAGAGATTCATTGAGGAATACGAAAACAAATACGGAAAAATCAAACCTATTCCAGGAATAAAAAAAGAGCGACTGTTGTAGTCGCTTTTTTTATTAAATGTGTGTCCAAGTTTCTTTACGAATTATAGAACTTATATTTGTTTGGCTAGTATTATATATTTTAGATAATTTCCTTTGAGATAAATTACTTGATCTGATTTCTAAAACTTGTTTTTCTGTAAGTATAGTGCCATGATGTTTTTCGCCTCTACTAGGTCTTTTTATATAATGCATACAAATAGTATCTAGCCAATTATTATCATAAGCTTTACCATATGCAGTACTCGATTTCTTTTTAAATTCCGTCATATCAGTATACTTTAAAGCTTCTTCTTTAACCAATTCATAAGTCCAATATCCGCGATATTTTCTATCTTGAATCATATGTAAACATATTTCATCTATATTTTTATCTCTACACGCCGCAGAATATGCTGATAAACTATTTTCTTTGAAATTCTTTCTATTTGAATATTTTAATGCTTCTTCCTTGTATTTTTCTAATGTCCATATTAAATTACCTCCCCCTAATGCACCACCTTTTATTTTATTTAAAATATTAACACCATTATTTTTATATTCATCTATTAATCGAATTTCTAATGCAGAAGCATCTTCTTTGCTTAATAAATCACTCAATAATTCAAATATAGGTTCTGTATTAGTTTGAATCATATATTTATAAACCGTGCTTTTATTCTTACTTAAATGTTCACTTTTTCTTTGCTCAAAATTATAAGTAAGTCCTATATAAACTGAATTATTTGGAAACATTGCTTTATACACATATCTCTTCATAAGATTTCCTTGTGGAATCATATGAGTACAAATTTCATTTAACCATTTATATTCACGAGCAGCATGATAAGCTTTATTATTATTTTTATAAAATTCAGTTCTTGAAATGTATTTTAAAGCTTCTTTGCGACATATATCAAATGTCCAATATCCATTAGGTTTTTTTTTCTTAATTTCCATGCGGCAAATATACTATTTAACTACATTAAAATGAGAACTTTAACATTTAAACTATATTTATAATTCTATGGTTAATCATATGAGTACAAGCGTAACTAATACTGTCAATTTGATGATTATGAGCATCGATGGGCGTTTCTAATTGCTTACCCCACTTGTCTTGCGCATAAGAATAATTTCTTCCTTCGAATTCAATATTCTTAGAACTCGCAGTATAGAATATATTTAAACTAGACATTATGGCTATTCGGTCTAACAATTTGCTTTTGGCTCCTATAGCATATGCTCCCTCCCAACCTGCTTTTCGAAGAGTAAGTATTTTATTTGGGTAATTTGAATCACAAATTATAATTGAATTCTTAGGGATTCCCCATTTAGTAAATAGATGTGTTATAAGACCGTCATTCTCTTTAGCATTAATCTGCATTTGTTCTGTTGAACTTAGTTTGCTTCTTATTTCATTTTCACTAGCGTAATTGATCTCTCTTACGTAGATATTACCATCAAAATAACGAACTTCAGTAACTGCCATTGGGTCAACCATACCCCAATCTACTGAATATATTGGAGTTGTATTAATTTTATTATAATCTTCATCATTAATCTTTTTCCAATGATAGATTCTGCCCTCGACAGACCCGACTTCTCCAAGGCCATACACACGCCATTTATTAGCCCAAAATTCATTTTTTACTGTTCCATCCTCATTATAACCTAAAGTCTTATATCTTTCAATATTGGCAACTTCTTGTTTTGGCAGATATTCATTGTCGAGATAAGTTAAATTTATGAAATTGGTTTCAGTTTGAAGATCATTGAGCCAAAAAAGCGCATCTGGATTATAATCGCAGATCATCAGTTTTGCTCTTTGTGCAATATCGGCAAATGAATTTAAAGTGATCTTATTGGCTTCATTTATATAAATAATGTCCCTGCGCCTGCCTTTTCCTACATCGGCTTTATCCAGTCCTATAAATTCAATATAGCTTCCGGAAGCAAAATTGATTACGCCCTCTCGTTCGTGAATGGATTTCATTGGAACATTCCAATCTTTAAGTATTTTCACGAAATCCCGAAAAGCAGTATCCATCAATTTGGATTTCTCGGCCGAGCAAATGGTAATGTCTTTTTTTGAACGATTGCACGCATCTATAATAATCATTAAAATAGAGATTGTTTTCGATGCACCTTGCCCTCCTTGGACAATAAATAAAGATTCTTTTCTTTCAAAAAGTTTGTTTATCTTCCAAAATGCTTTCGTTGGGCGATATGTGAAATCTTGGTTCATTCATCGACCAATGGATTAAATCCAAATATAGGAGTCGGGGCAATAATATTCATGTCTGATTTAATTGGAGCCTTAAAACCTTCGATTTCACAGAATAACTTGCATGCGTTTATTTTATCAGAATCTTTTTCTGCATCAGTAATTATTTCTTGCAATTTCCATAATATATCTGATTTTGAAAATAAAGCCAAATCCAGCAATTCTTTTGACTTAGCCCTACTTTCCTCTTCGATTTGTTTTTGAATCGCTATTTGCTTCTCCAAATGTCTTGAATTGGCTTCTTTCCAATATCTACCAAATGTTCTTTCTGAAACTTGCCATTTACTGCCATTTACTGCCAAACATTCAGCCCGTGTAGTGCATTTTTCTAACTCAATGAGAATATCCGTAATAATATTTTCCTTATTCGGTTTCATTTTTTTAATTATAATAACTAAATTAACAAAAAAAATGCAGACTTTTTAGATCTGCATTTTTAAAAGGGAATAATCTTGGTCGGACTTCTGTTATGAAATATTATAAATGAAAGTAAAAAATGCAGACTTTTAGGTCTGCATTTTGAAAAAAGGATTCTTTTTGCGGAGCCGAACCGAGAAATTAAATTTAGAAGCGCTAATTTAATAAGAATAATCGGTTTTTAAATGTTAAAGTTTTTAAAAAGATTAGTTTTGATATTGTATATACGAAATCATGTTGTATATTTGCATCAGCAATAAAGCAAAACAAATACTTATAAATTATGACAACACTTATTTTTAGAACAAAAAAAGATTTAAAATCAAGATTTGGAAATTCAATGATTACAGAATTTGCAAAAGAAGGTAGCATATCAGATGCGTTAAGTTATTTTGACGGAAGTCATGATTTTGGTAGTTTTTTTCATAATGACGAAAAAGGTTATTATTACGTAACGGATGATAACGGAAGAGAATTAATTACAGATGACGAAATTGAGAATAACGAAGAAGTTAATTGTTCGGTAGATATTTATTCTTTTTGGACTACAAAAATTGATAATTTGAATAGTGAAGAACTTTTGTCGGTTTTAAAAGATGGTAGTTATCTGGCTCAAGAAGTTTTAGAAGCGAATGAATACAGCTATGATGATTATCAAGTTGCGAAATATTTCGATGATGTTGATGAGTTTATAGGAGAGCATCCTTATGAAAACTATATAAAAGATTACTATGAAGTTTCGGAAAAAGAGTTTGATAATGGGTGTGAAGAATTTGAACTTAATGGTAAATTTTATCAAAAATCATAACAAAAAACTATAAAACAAAGCTGATGACTAAAACCAATAATCTTCGTAAGAAAATTCAATATTATGAAGATAATTTGTTTTTAAATGTTAAAGTTTTTAAAAAGATTAGTTTTGATATTGTATATACGAAATCATGTTGTATATTTGCATCAGCAATAAAGCAAAACAAATTAAAACTTAAAAAACATGAAAAATTATTTAGCAAAACAAAAATCAGGTTACCAATTAGAATTTTCTTGTCAAGCAGAATCATTGGAATTGGCAAAAAAATACTTTTCTGAAAAATCTTCGATTGAATGTGATGTTTGGGAAGATTCAGACCAAACAGTTTGGCAAAGCACAAATGGTTATGAAGGTGAATATGTAGAAAAAGATCACATTAAAAAAGCTATTGTAGTATGTTTTACAAATTATTATTCAAGAACACAATATCAATTAGTAATAGGTACAAAAAATGCAAGAAGAGCTATTAAATTGGTTAAAGATGACAACATAGGAAGAAAATGTGATATAATAAAAACGATTCTCATAGAAAATAAAGATTTTAATGCTTTAGGATTGCCTTTTGATATTTCTTTTGAATCGGCAATTATTATTTAATGAAAACCAATAATCACGGAGGAAAACGCCTTAATTCAGGACGGCCAAGTTTAGGGAAAAAGAAATACTTAATAACTTCATTACCTGAACATATAGATAAAATAAGAAATTTTATTAAACAAATTCATGAAAAAAAGAAATGATTTATTTCAAGAGTTAAAAGATTCTACATTAGAAAGGATATTTAAGTTCTGTTTCAAGAATTATTATAATGAAAATATTATCAAATCTGATATACAGATTTTTCATAATGGTTACTGCTTAGGAATGGCTTCATTTGAAGTATCAGCTGATGTTTTAGAAGAAGGTAGCGAGGCAACCAATGAATATCCTCCAACTCCCGACATAGTAGAATTTCGATTGAATAATATAGAGGTCAGATTTATTTTTTCAACCAGAGGTACCGAGGCAACCAATGTAAAAAATGCCCTTAATAAGCTTTTGAAAGAATTTGAAAACGAAATCTTAAAATTATGATTATAGAGATAAAAAAAGAGAATGGCAAATGGGTGGTGAATTCTAAATCAATAGATCAATTAACGTCCACGGAAAAACTATTGTTAAATGAATTTTTCCATGAGGCAAAATTAGCGCAAGAACAATCAAATAAAGAAGAAAATGAAAAATGAAATTGTTGCAAACGAGCAGATAAACGACAAAATATTAGTCGAATATCTTGATGTGATGGGAATCACACCTAAACTCGAAGAAAAAGAAAAATCACAATTTTTGAATATTGCCAAGATATGCAAGCTAAATCCTTTTAAGAGAGAAATATATTGCACAGTATATGGAGAAGGGCAATATAAGCAATTTTCTATACTTACTGGCTATGAGGTTTATATCAAAAGAGCGGAACGTAGTGGCCAACTTGATGGCTGGAGCGCGACAACATCTGGAAGCGTAGCCTCAGGAGACTTGAAAGCCATTGTCACTATTTATCGTAAGGATAGGCAACATCCATTTATTTGGGAAGTCCTTTATGATGAATGCGTACAAAAAACAAAACAAGGAGTAGTAACCAAATTTTGGGAAAAAGCTAATTTTATGACCAAAAAAGTAGCTATATCCCAAGGATTCAGATTATGTTTCAGTGATGAATTGGGAAGTATGCCATACACTTCAGATGAAATGCCGAACCATTCTGAAGAAATCATCGATATTAAATATATCGAAGTGACAGAACCGAAAGAAGTGAAAATCGTTACGCTAAGCAAAAAACAATTCGAAATTCTCATGAACAGCGATTTAGACACTGTTGAAAGAAATCTTAATGCTATCGAGCAAGGCTTGCTTAAAGCTACTCAGGAACAACATGAGGGTATTTCGATTAGATATTCAGAACTTAAATCATTAAATAAATAACTCATTATGACAATAGAAGAATTTAATGAAAAAAGATGGTCTGCAAACACATGGTGTTTATGGAACAATAAAAAATATGAAATCGTATCGGTTGATTTTGAACAAGGATTGATTGGTATATTGGAAGAAAATATAGAATCAATTTCTTGGAAAAGATGCGAAAATATTGAGTTAATAAATAATTGATTATGATTATAATAATAAATATTTTATTAATAATAATTATATTTTTACTTTGGAAAAACACAGTAATGATTTATAAAATAAGTTATTACGAACAAACGCTTAAAAACAATAAGCATTTATTTAGTGATGTAAGATTTAAGCAAATTGAAAAAATTATGAATACAAAAAATCCTTTTAAATAAATAATCATGGGAAATTCAGCAAGGATGTTTTTACAAATGCGCGCAAATGAAATGGCTGATCTTTATCCGTCATCATTTTCAAAAAAGGACGCCAAAGAAACAGGTAGAAAATTAGTCGAAGATTTATTGGAATCTGGAGAGGTGGATAAAATGCGCTTCGGAGCCAATCTTATAAGGCTCAATGAAGTTATAAGCTCGGCAGTAGAGGCTTTCAGGGAATCAATAATAGATATAGATAAGCAAAGCTGCATGGGAATGGAATTTGTGCCTACAAATGGAAGATTAATGATTCAATATCAAGAAGATCATTTGTGGTCAGAACTAAATGAAAAAATAAAAGATAGAACAGAACTTTTAAAATTGGCTGAAAAATCCAAGGATGCAATTTATGATTCTGAAGGAATAGAAGTGCCTAAATGTTCAGTAAATTATTCAAAATCAAGTGTTATTATCAAGTTTTAATTGTAAATTTGCAATTGTAGAGTCGTCGCTACAATGTAAAATTTTATATGAATTCCCGCAAATGATAAGAACGACGACTCTTTGATTTTGCGGGTTTTTTTATTTATGATAGGTATTTATAAAATAATAAGTCCAACAAATAGAATTTATATTGGACAAAGTGTTAACATTAAAGAAAGATTTGGAAATTATAAAAGATTAGATTGTAAATACCAACCTAAATTAAGACATTCTTTTTTAAAATATGGAGTTGAAAATCATTTATTTGAAGTAATGTGTGAATGTGATGTTTCAGAATTAAATGAAAAAGAAAGATTTTATCAAGATTTATATTCAGTTTTAGAATCTGGACTTAATTGTATATTAACAAAAACCAATGATAGAAGTGGTTATTCTTGTGAAGAGACAAAACAAAAAATTGGAAGAGCTCATTTAGGTAAAAAACATAGTGAAGAAAGCATTGCTAAAATGAAAAAAGTTCAATCAAATAGATCTCAAGAATGGCTTGAAAATAATAAAAAAGGAAATAAAAACAACAAATTTAAATAACAATTAAAAAAAAACAAATGCTCGAATTTTTAGAAATTAATGTTGAAGAATTAATAAAAAAAACATCAAAAGCAACTAGATTATTATTAGCAGAAACGCTAGTAGTAGAAGAAAAAATGGAGATAGATAAAAAAAAACTTATCGATTATATTAAAGGAAATTTTACCGAATCAGAATTATTATTTATTTCTTATCAATGGATTGCCGAAAAAACAGTAGAGATATTAAAAAATAAAACATTTTAACAATAATTAAAAGCAAAAATGGAAGAAAACAATCAAGAATTCACAGTATTCAATTTAAAAGGGAAATTGATAGGGATTATCACGGAAGATAGCACCGTTAGAGAAGTTAATTTATTATTCAATAATGAAGACTCCAGAGATTTCATTTTTGTAGATGGAAACAATGAAATTATCAAATATAGGTATATATTAGGATGTGAAGATATATTTCCAATCACCGTTTTTAAACCAATCAGAACTAAATTATAATTGAAAAAAATGGAGATAATAGGAAAAATTAAAATGATCGGAGAAGTTCAACATGTTGGCGATTCATTCAGAAAAAGAGATTTGGTCGTAACCACCGAAGAACAATATCCTCAGCATATCTTGATTGAATTCAATCAGGATAAATCAGATTTGCTAAATGGTCTAAATATAGGGCAGGACGTAAAAGTACATTACAATTTGAGAGGTAGAGAATGGGTGAATCCGCAAGGCGAAACAAAATATTTCAATTCTATTCAAGGATGGAAATTGGAGATCCAGAATTTCGCTCCGGTAACTTCACCCAATTCTAATAACGCGCAAACCGAGACTAATCCACAAAGTTCTGATTCTATTGCTGCGAATGAAGAAGATAATGGAGATTTACCTTTTTAAAAAAAAACAAATATGACAATTAATTCTATTCTCTCCGTTATTATATGTTTTATTATTCCATTTCAAATTTTGAGTCTTTTAATTTCGGTAAGAAGCATAATGTTTTCTTATTTTAGAAGTGATATAGCTAATATGTGTTTTTTATATGATATTAAAAATAGTCATTCAATAATTATAAACGGAAAAGATTCAGCTTTTGATTTTATTTACCAAAAATTACCTTCTTCTCGAGAAATGATTTATTCATTCAAATCCTTAAAATTAGAAAATTGGATTGATGAGAAAGATATTTTGGAACTTAAAAACGGAATTAAAAATCCGCCTCAAAAAAACGTATAGTCCGAACACGACTACTCAAAAAATGTTAAAAGCCTTATAAATCAATAGATTATAAGGCTTAATTTTTTTCAGGGTGTAAGAGAGGGGACGAATTTTTTTAAAATAGACTCATTTCGCTCTTTTTTAATTTTTTGATAATCATTATATTTGTCCAGAGCATAATCAGGCATCATTTCATCAGAAAGCACCATGCTAGTTATTTCCAATTCGCGAAACGGATCTTCTTCAATAATTCTAAGTACAGATTCCGTTATCAAAATTTTCCATTCTAGTTTTTCATCGATGAAAGAAAATGTTTCAAAATGATATGTATGCGCATAATTAGGTTTGAAGTTTGGATCGCCTAAAATTCCGGCTAATACATTTTGCCTCAATTTTTCGTAATGCCATTCTGAAAACATTTTTATATATTCTTTTTTTGTTATTTCCTGCTCCATATATTTTTTAAATCTCGATTTAATTTTTCATTAATTGAAAAATGGATGTTCCATTAATTTATCGGCATTTTCCTGTTGACTGATCTTAATGTATTTCATAAATGATCTTTCCGTCTTATGTCCTGTCATTTTCATTATCGAAATAACCGGAACGTCGGCAAGATATAAATTTGTCGCAAAACTTCTTCGTGCTGTATGTGAAGAAATGAGTTCATATTTAAAATGCGTTGTTTTTTCTATCAGATTATGCTTTTTAATAGTTATCTCGATTAAATCTTTTATACCGGCTAATTTCGCTATTTTTCTCAAACGCTCGTTCATTGTTTGATTGCTGGATGATTTTGGCAATTTTGAATCGTATTTAACTATTATTTCCTTTACTATCCGATGCAGTGGAATTATTACTTTGGCACCAGTCTTTAATGTTCGTTTTATCACTGTTGAATTTTCAAGATTTATATTCTCTGGGTTGATATGTGTGAAATCTGAAAATCTGAGCCCCGTGTAACATCCAATTAGAAATAAATCGCGCGTTTTATCCAATTTCGGATTTTTCGAAAGATCCAAATCTTTGATTTTTTCAACCTCCTTTATATTAAGGTAGATGCTGTCTGAATCTTCAGAAACCGTTTTGAATTTCTTTTTACGAAATTCCAAATTTTCATTGAGTCCCCTTTCAGTCGCTTCATTCAAAAAGGATTTTATTGTTTTGATATGTTTTCCAATAGTGTTAATGGATAATGATTTTTCATTGGATAAAAATGCCAAATAATCATTATAAAATGCTAAATCAATATTTTTAAAATCAATATACTTATGCTTTAAATTATACTGTTTCAGATATTTTAAAACAATTTCATAATCCTTTAAAGTAGATTCTCTCCTGTTGTTTTCGCACTCCTTTATATACACTTCACAAAATTCTATAAATGTCTGTTTTTTAGTATTTATAGGAATACCATTTAACAAAGAATCTAAATGTTTTTTAAGGATTTGATTGTTTATTTCCATACCATCATTATGTAATTTTCTGAATATATTATTTATCGCGTGCTGAATATTATCCAGTTTGGTATTGAATTCCTGATGCTCTGAAAACTGTTTGGATTCTTTTGCGCGATGTTCTTTTTGGTTCCAGAATTTAGGATCTATTTTTTCTTTCGTTGAATATTTAAACCTATGATAATCGTAATTATAGGTAAGATAAACTAGAGTATCTTTTTTTGATTTCGGTTCCTTTAATATGAATTTTGCTCTTGACATTTTTATAAATTTATTTGGCTAACTTTTTAGCATGAATTTTTAAATTATATTCCTTGTATTATCTATATTTATATACTTTTCCATATTTTTAATATTTTTGGTGTTTTTAATATTTTTAATATTCTTTAACAATTCTGCAAATATATCATTTATTAAAAATATAGACTAAATTTTACCTTTAATCAATACCATAAATTTATATATTCGCATTCAAAAATAAAAAGTTAAAAAAATAAGAAATGTATTATATATTAAAAAATAAAGAGGTAATAAAAGTTGATTCAGTTTTAGAATGGGCAAAAAACTTTGAGAATATTGAAAACTTTGAGAAAAATAAAATTGTTGCCAGAACTGAAATTGGAAAAATAGCAATTTCCACAATATTTTTATGGATTGATCATAATTTTATTCAAGATGGAAAACCTTTATTATTTGAAACGATGGTTTTTGGAGGTCCTTCTGAATACCAAGCTAGATATTCTACTTATGAGGAAGCTGAAGCAGGGCATAAAGAAGTTTGTGAAGTTTTTGAAAAGAGAATAGAACGTTTAAAAAATAAATAAAATGGATTATTACATTTTGGAAGATAAAATACCAAAAAAGATAGAATTTAAAGATTTATGGAAGTATAAAAATAAAGCATGCCAAATTATTTGGCAAACTGAAATAAAAAAAATTCTTATCACTACTCTTTTTTTTGGTTGGGCCGATAATTTAAATGATGAAAAACCAATATTATTTAAAACTTGGATTTCCGGTATAAATAGTGATTATCAACGTGAATATTCAATTTACGAAGAAGCGGAAATTGGTCACCAGAGAGTATGTGAAATGATTAAAAATAAAAAAAATAATGAGTCTTAAAATAGAAACAATCACGGCATTTGTTGCTACCGATAAAGAAGGAAATGAAGGAATTATGGGATTTAAAAGCACCGATGCATGGATGCCTATGGTGTGTGCCGATGAAGAAAGAATAAAATCAATTCTTCCTATGGCTATTAAGATTTCAGAAATGTCAGGGCAACCTTTCCGAGTAATAAAGTTTACAAATAGAAAAGATATTACAGAACAATTAAATATTGAATCATAATGAATCCAAACGAAAGCACATTCAATAAAATATCAAGAAAATCAGGAAGAAAAATATCTTTCTGCAAATGTCAACAATGCAAAAAACAATGCACCGCCCCTTGTTTGGGAACTCCTGAAGATATTGAAAAACTCATAGATGCAGGCTACAAAGACAAGATTTTAGAAACAACCTGGCTTGCAGGGATGATGATGGGAGCTGTTGACCATCCAATAGAAATGTATCAAGCGGAACATAGGACAGACACAGGATTTTGTACGTTTTTTAAAGACGGTCTTTGTCAGCTCCATGATTTAGGATTGAAACCTACGGAGGGAAAACTATCTCATCATTCTTTGAAAGCTGAAAACTGGACTGCTTCTAAATCAGTATCAATTTTAGTTGCAAAAGAATGGGAGAACCCTAAGAACAAAGAAATTATTAATAGAATTATTGAAAAATTACCTAGATAAAATAAAAGTTGAAGAAATTTAAATTTTAACATTTATTTTTTATGGATATTTAAAAAAGATTATATATTTGCACCGCAACGAAGTGAGATTCGTTTTTGAAATAAACATATCAGAAAAATATAATATAATCCCATTCGGGGCGGTGTATCTCACTTTAGCCAAACCGATTGGGATTTGTCTTATATAATAGTTTTTTAAACAATCAACATGGAAGATCAACAAACAAAAAAAATATTTGATCCAGAAGAAATAGATGCAGAAGTTTTAGCAAAAGTAAAATCATTACCTAGAATTGATTTTGATGCGTTTACTGCACTTCATATTAGTGGTCAGGTTAAAAGATTGAAAAAATTAAAAAAACGTAGGACAATTTTTTTTGATGAAGAAACTGGTTATTTTCTTTACTTAAACCCATTATATAAACAACTTCATAAATGTGGAGAATTCATAGAATAAATATTAATATTAAGATTTATTCATAATTAATTATAAAATATTATTTAAATTTATTATCCTTTAAAGCAGTGAGATACTTTAAGATAATTAAAAAACATCATATATCCCTATTATTTATGGCTTATCTCACTTTCGAGCCTTAAACAATAGGGATATATTATATAAGCAAATTAAGAATACCAGTCCTCGGAAAAAAATCCGAATATAAATTAATCAATAATCAAATTATAAAATCATGAAAGACGAACAGCATATTATTATTCAAGGCTGGATGATAAATAAATTAAAATTAAGAGGCAACCAATTATTAATCTATGCTATTATTTATGGATTTGTCCAAGATTTAAATACTGAATTTATCTGTGAAGCAGATTATTTTTATAAAACTTTAAATATTAGTGAATCTACATCATTAAAATCAATAAGATCTTTAATTCGTAAGAAATATATATCAGAAAATAATGATAAAACAAACAATAACCATTTAAGAACTTATAAAATATATAAATTATGAGTTCAAAAATTAAAATGGCTTTTGATACCAAAATAGCTAAAATAGTTGGTACCGATGCTGCAATAATACTTTCTAACATAGAATTTTGGGTATTTAAAAACCAAGCTAACGAACATCATTTTTATGATGATGATTATTGGACTTACAATAGCATAAAAGCATTTGAAAAGATGTTTGATTATTTAAGTAGTGGCCAAATAAGAACCTGTCTTGACAAGTTAGAAAAACAAGGTTTTCTTAAATCTGGTAATTATAATGAAACGAAATATGATAGGACAAAATGGTATTCTTTAGGATCTTCTTTTTATGAAATTACATCTGAAAATAACCATTTGTTGAAATCAACAAATGCATTTGTTGAAATTGACAAATGCATTTATTCAAATCAACAAATGGATTTGTTGAAACCTGTAAATGGATTTGTTGAAATCAACAAACCTATACCAGATAATAAACCAGATAATAAACCAAATAATAAACCTTTTAAAGAAAATCAAGAAATTTTAAACGGTAATAGAAATGAAAATTTTGGAAATGAACTCTTGGAAAACGATAATTGGAAAGAATCTATTCTTATTCAAAATGAATTTTCTAAAAAAGGATGGGGATTTCAGCAATTAGAAATATTCATTCGGAATTTCAATGTAAAACTCAATTCCGAATTAGATATTAAAAATTCAAAAAAAGATTATGCTAGCCATTTCTCCAGATGGCTTTCAGGTGAAATAAAAAACCAAGAAAAAATTAAAATACAAAATTCAAATGGTACTCATCCGACTATGTCTCGTAGAATATCATAATATACCAAGTTTGGTACTAAATTTTAATTCTAAGGTAATTTTATATAAAAATCAATTATCTCTATTTTAAAAAAAAACAATCGCTTAAAACGCTTTAAAATCAATTTATTAAAATAAACGAAATGGAGGATAAAAGAAATCGAATTAAAAAATCATTGCGATTAGCAATGATTTTTAGTGGTAAAAAATTAAATAATTTAGATTTAGCAATAGAAGATATTAATAATCATTTCCAACATGTTGAAATAAAATTTATCGAATTAGCTATAAAAGAAGGATCATTAGGATATTATGGAGAAGTTGATAAATTATCAATTCAAATAATTTGCATTTGGATAAACAAATCCATCGAAAAATATAGATCAAATTTTATTTAAAATTCATGAAAACAATATTCGCTTGGTCAAAAATTCAAACAAACAAAACTTCTGGTAATATCAAAGCTACTTGTCCAGAATGTATAGATTCCAGAACTAACAAAAAAGATAAATCACTTCAAGTAAATTTTACTAATGGTATTGCTCATTGTCATTACTGCCATGCGATTAGTTTCAGGGATTCAATAGAACGAAAAACGGAGCAACAAAACTTCAAATTACCAGTCCAAACTTGGAGAAATTACACTAATCTCTCAGAAGCAATGGTAAAATATCTTGAAAGCAGAAAAATATCTCAATCAACAGCGATAAATTTTAGCTTAACAGAAGAAGAATATTATCAGCCACAATTGGAAAAAAAAGTCAATAATCTGGTATTTAATTATTTTGAAGGTGAAATTTTAATAAATAAAAAATATCGATCAGGAGGTAAAAAATTTACTCAAAGTGCAGGAACAAAATCGATTTTTTATAATATAAATTCAATTATTGGACAAGAAGAATGTTTTATTGTAGAAGGCGAATTAGACGTTTTGTCAATGTATGAAATCGGTATAAAAAATTGTATTTCATTGCCTAATGGAGCAAATGACAATGATAATGTTTGGATGAATTGCGAAAAATATCTAAAAGACATTAAAAAATTCTTCATAGCAACCGACAATGATGACAAAGGAAATGAGGTTGCAGATAAGATTGCACAACGATTAGGTCGCTGGAGATGCGAAAGAGTGATTTTTAACCACAAAGATGCTAATGAGGACTTGATAGACGGTTCGTTGAAAAATAGTGTTTTAAATCGCTTAAAATACCCTGTATCAGGAATTTTTAATTCAGAAGATATTTATGATGATGTTTTAAATATTTATGAAAATGGATTACCGCCTACAATCTATCCTAAACATCCTTGTTTTGGTAATCTAAAAAATATATTTACTGTAATGCGCGGACATTTAGTTACTTGTACGGGAATTCCGAGCCACGGCAAATCGAATTTCACCGAATGGTACATTTTAAATCTGGTTAAAGATTATGATATGAAAGCATCATTCTTTTCTCCAGAGCATTATCCTTTAGAACTTCATCAATCAACATTTATAGAAAAAACTTTTGGTAAAAATTTCTTCAAAGAAATATATGGCGTTCCAAGGATTATTACATACGACATTGCAAAATATACCGAATGGGCAAAAGAAAAAATTTATTTTACCTATCCTGAAAACGGCGAAAATCCAAATTGGGATTGGTTATTGGAAAAATTCAAAGAACAAATGATTACTTATGGTACTGATATTTTTGTGATCGATGCTTTTAATAAAATATCTTTTGCTCAAAAAGGTAATAGATTGGAATTAATCGGCGATATTTTAACCAAATTAACCGCTTTTGCGCAAATGAATAATGTTATTATTTTTCTTGTCGCTCATCCTACAAAAATGCCAAAAACTACAAATGGTTTATATGCTTCACCTAGCCTTTATGATGTATCTGGTTCATCGGATTTTAGAAATCAAACTCACGATGGATTCAGTATTTATAGATATTTTGGTGATGAAGAAAATGAAGCCAGAACTGTTTTTGAAAATCTGAAAACTAAAATGAAATTTCAGGGTGAAATTGGAGGTCAAGTTGAATTTGACTATCATATTCCATCAGGAAGGTATTATGAAAAAGGAACTGAATATCAACCATTCAATCTTATGGATTGGGATCAAGATCCAAATTTATTTACTCCGAAATTAGAAGAATTGCCAGATATTTTTGAATCAATAGAATCAGAAGATTTGCCTTTTTAAAAATAAAAATCATATCTTAGATATTATCATAATAATTACGATATGATTAAGATAACAATTATAATAATGGCTATTATTCTTGCATTTATATTAAATGATGATGATACTCTAACATAATCAATTTATATTTAAATCGTATTATAATCATGGATGAATATATGAAACCTGATGCGCTTCTGAATAAATTGATTTCAAAACACGAAAAACGCGGATATATAGCCATAGCCTGTGACTTCGATCATACTTTATATTCAGATGATACTGGACAATCTTATGAAATGGTAAGGCAATTATTAAGAGATTTAAAGGCTAGCGGTCAATATATTATTATCTGGACTGCAAATATTGAAATTGCATTTATCAGAAACTTTCTTTTCAAACATGGAATTCCTTTCGATGGGATAAATTGTGAACCGCCTTATATTAAAGATGAGAAAACCACAAGAAAGATCCAATTTGAGGCTTGTTTGGATGATACATGTGGTTTAAAAGAAGTGTACGATACTTTAGTTAAATTTTTAAAACATATAAATCATGAATTGGATTAGAATCAATACTTTGGAAGATTTGCCAGACGAAACCTGTGATGTTTTTTTTATTCCAACCCATCATAATAGGGTAGTGTTAGGTCATTTTTACCTAGGTCCTTATGGAGATTTTTATTTTGGAGATGGACAGCATGTTATAGATGCAGGTCAAGTTTCCCATTATCAAAAAATAATAGAACCTGATATGCCACAAGAATAAATATTATTTTATGGAAATCCCTTTATTCTCGCATGTTTGGAAAGGCGTATATCGATGGCAACCAACTAAGGCCACGTATTACGATTTTAAATATGTGGAATATTTAGGAACAAGTTCTGAAGGCCGTATTTATCTTGCTTGGACAGCAACAGAAAGATTCATTTTATTGGATTCCAGAAATATTTCTACAAGCCTTATTAAATCTTAATTGCTTTTCGATGATGAAAATATTGAAATCATCGCTATGAAAGGAGATAAAATCTTTAAAACAATTATAACTATTTCCGAGTGGAAACGCTTTAAAAAAAAGTCTGGATGGAAATATGTAGCCTATCAGATAGGGTTTTCACAATATAATTTGTCGGATAAAACAATCTATATGCGGCATTGATTTTCAAAATTGGATACCTATTCCGATTCCAAAGAGAATAGGCTTTAAACGCTTTTTATTTCAATTATGGAATGGAGAAGAATAAAAAAAAATCGCTATTAATAGCGATTTTTATTTTTTTACATAATAGGTATATTATCAGGATCAATTGATTTAGCTACAAAATATTCCTCAAGCATTTTATAAGCCTTTACAGTATATTTTATATGTCCTTGTCCTTGAGGGTGTTTTTTTAACTCTTTTTTAGCACAACAAATTGCATTATAAATTTGTGTTAAAACCATTTTCTCTGAATAACTCATATCAAGAGGAAATTTTCTAGCAAATTCACTAAAATGTTCCATAATTATTTATTATTATGATTATTAATATTTTGAGGCTTGTTCATATTTTGAATCTGATTACTTAGATTCGCGACCATAGCCTTTAATTCTGAAATCTCTTGGCTATTATTTATGGCATTTGGATTGTATTTTTGATTATACCAAGTATTAAAAGATTCTTTATAAATCTCAGTAGCTTCGCTTCCTTCTTTAGTTTGGATATATTCAATATATTTTCCTTGTTTCATTTCATCTAATAATTGTTCAGGTGTTTTTTGAACTGGAGGAATATATTTACTGTTACCCTGCAACTGACTCAATAATTGATCGTAATAGGTGTTCATTTTTTTCTTGATTAAAATAAAAAACCGCCTAAAAAAATTAGGTTTTTTAGGCGGTAATTCTTTTACTATTTGCCGTTCACCGATGTTGGATTGGCTGTTTGGGTTGTCGCCTGCAAACCCCCAACATTAATATTTTCTTGTTGGCTTCTTGACCATGCAAGTTGATTTCCGATTTGATTGAAAGAACCAAAAATTCCATCAATTCTACGGTGAACATCAAAATCGCGAACCATTTGTTTTTGCTCTTGTTGTTGGAACTGGGTAGCCACGGCAGTATTTTGATTGGAAATACTGATTTCGATTTCTTTAGAACGCAATCCGTGTCTAGTTTCAGCCAATTCCAATAACAACGCATCTTTTTCTGATTCGTTGATTCGTGCAATTATGGCTGCTGTTTGCAAAACTCCGGCTTCTTTAAGCTCTGTGATGTTCTGATTATTTGCAATAGCTAAAGCAGTCATTTGGTTGCCCAATTGTTGCTGATTTCGCTCGGCTTGGATTGCAGCAGCATACGCTTGTTGAGCAGAAGCCATTTCAGATCCACATATTGCAGCAGCTAAAGCGCGGCCCTCAAAAACTGTCTGATCTTTAGCTCCAGCAATAGCTTGAAGCGTAGCTAATTCATTACGGCATCCACCACCATCATCATCATGTCCATGTCTGCCTCTGAGACCATCTAATCCAATTAAACCAAATAATCCGACAGCACCTAAGCCACCAAATCCACCACCGAATCCACCAAATCCACCACCGCCCATGCCGATAGCGTTACTTTCAAAACCACTTGTTAAACTCATGACTTTATAATTTAAATTATTAATAATAATAAAGTTAATAAGATGTCAAATGTTGTTTGTAAGAGGAAAAAAGTTGTTAATTTTACGTTGTTATTAATGAGTATGTAAAAATGTCATCAATAAATAAAGAGGTTTCCGATATTGTTATGGCGATAGGTCGTAATGTGAAAAAATATAGACTTCTAAAAGGATTCACACAACAAAATTTAGCATTTAGATGCGATCCAATGGATAAAAGTACTGTATCTAATATCGAATGCGGTAATTTCAATGGTTTGAATATAAAAACATTAATAAAAATCTCTTTGGCTTTGGAAGTTCAAATTCAGTTATTGTTTGAAAATAATAATGAATAAAAAAAGCGCATTATTTCTAATGCGCTTTTCCCTCCTCTCTTTAAAAATCAATTAATAATTAAAAACCAAAATCAATCTTTATATCTACGTTTTAAATAACGTTGTAGAAAAAAACCAAGTATAACAGTGATTGACATTGTAAGACAAGTCAAAAACAGATTACCTAAAAAGTCAAGGAATAAAGTGCTAAAAGCTGCTCCAATTCCAAGTGTTATTTGTTCTTCAGTTTTCATATTATAAAGTTATATAATTTTTTATCTAAAGTTTAATAAAGTAATCTTATTTTAAATTATTAAAGGTAAACTTCTATTGAAATGGAAGTACCATTTAACATATCATCGTCACCTGCTCCTGTTGACCAATTAGTTGTGAGAAGTAAAATTTCATTATCGCTAAGTGTAGTTGCACTAAAAGCACAAGGTGCAAAAGAACCATTCGTAGCAAAGACAATCGTTTTATTTGCTTTAAACCCTCCAGTTAAAGTGCCTAAGTATCTTCCTGGAGAACCATCTCTAGTCCAAACAATAGTGCCTATTGTATTCTCTAAAACAATTGTAGCGGATGGATTAGATGCTCCTGTTTGACTTATCAAAGCCTTATAAATCTTCTTACCCAATGGCTGCTTAACCAACTCCTCCCAAGCGCCCAAAACGCCGTTCACTTTACACCTTGTAAATACCCTGTTTGCTGTATTTAAATAACCCGAAGACGTTGCTGTTTGTTGAAAAAATAGACCTCCCCCATTTACCTCGCTTTGAACGGAAACAAACCAAGTTCCAGTGTCAGCTAATGGATTATTTGTTGTGCCCTCTCCTCTGAAAAAACCTGAGTAATCCAAATTATCCCAATCAATACCCGGTGTATAAATCGCCTTGCCATATTTAAATCCATCTAACTCAGTAGTTCCTCCAGCAACTCTAAACCTTGCACCGTTGTCATCTGTAGCTCCTATAACGGTGTTATTATTTGGAAAAATAGTTAAAGCTACAAGTGCATTATCTACGACTACCTTAAAACCTGTGCCTATTACACCTTGTATTTGTACGAAATTATTCACCCAATAGTAGTAGGCTTTAACAACTCCATTCGCCACCGATGCAAAAGCCCCACCCGAATTATTCGAAACAGTACTGACATCAAATTGCCCCCCTCCTTTTAGATCTGTATAACACCCGTTATTCAAACTATTTTGTATGCTTGTTCCTGTATCTCTTATGCCACTATCAGCATAATCACCTGTGGTTGAAGTGGCTTTTAGTATTTTATTTACAGTAGTAGTCGGTTTCCCTGTAACCCCACTCCAAGGCACACTTGCCGCTGTCCCAATATTATATGGTTCATAACCTAAATTGCTATTAAGATTAGCGTCATCAGTAACTACCCATATATCCTGAGTATCATTTTCTTTTACGCAATCTCCGTTTTGGACACCAGTTGTAGGGTCGGTGGTTAATGCAAATCTCGCGGCTTGGTCAGCTACTACTTTCATTCTTTCTAATGCAGAAGATGGTATTTGTGCTAATGGTATTTTGCTATCAGCACCAAGGGTAGCCACCCCGTTGGCAGCTCCCTTTTCAGTTATATTTATTTTCCCGTCAAGAGCGTTTTGCGCTGAATCAGAAATAAAATCCTCTATCTGGTCTTTTTTTAATGGATTTGCCATTGTTAATATTTTTTTAGTTAATTAGTTTGCGGATGCGTTAATATATACCGTGGTAGAACCCCAGCCGCCATCTGTAAATGTGCCGTCGAGTCTTTTCACTAAGACGCGCCAAGTGGTTCTGTTGTTCGCGGCGTCAAATGTGGGGTTTCCTAGTATGTGCGTTGAATAAGTCGTAAAGAACCCCGTATTTGTATCCCCCGTCTGCATCATTAATTTTTTTGCTGTCAAATTACCACTGCCATTAGGAGAACGGAGAGTGTACTCGTAAACCTTTCCGAAGTTCGCTCCTGCGTCTCTTAAAATGCCATTAGCCGAGGCGCCGATAAATTGTTGCCAAGATACAGGGATGCTTCCGAATAGCGTTGAAACATTACTATTAGCGTCGATGGTAAGAACTTTAGTGTCCACAACGTTAGTAGCTCCGTTTGCCATCCATAGTTCTAATTTAGTCTGAGAGTTGATAGTGTTCGCATAAGAACCGATTCGCCACTCTGAAGCCGCCCCCCATTTATTACCTCCTTGACCAAATCTATCAGCTCGTTGATAAGCGACTGCCGTGACGTTATCCGTAGTCAATACGTTAGCGTCATTGTAATGCCTCTTAACCCCTCTGTAGGTTTCATCGCCCGTCAAGTGCAGTACGTTGGCGTCGTTTGCTTTAGGGGTTAATTCAGAGGTGTAAGCATATGTACCTAAGATTGCTCCAGCGTTATTCTCAGCTTGCATCCTCGTATTAGCAGTGTGTAACCTGACTACTATTCCTGTACCTGTTTTTTTATAAATATACGCGCCGCCATTAAAACCAACACCCATCCCGTCACTTGCAATCATTAAGTGTTTGTTAACGATAGTTTTCGTACCTGTTATATTCTCATCAGTTGCCTTATGTAATACGCCCGCATCAGCGGCTTTTGAATTTAACTGAGTTTGAATAGAAGAAGTGGCATCATTGAATAAATCCTGATTATCCGATTGAAACTTAAAGCCTGCTGATTCTGTAATCTGGCTCGTATTATAATCTCCTGCTGTCGCAACGATATTGGTTGTAGCTCTACCGAATACGGATTGAATTGTGCCTAATGGGGTTAGTAGTTCTTGCCAATTCGCTAATGTAGTTGCTGGTTCTGTTTGCAAGATGAATGATTTATTTATATCCGTACGCACGCAAACATCTCCTTTTGTAGCAGCAAGCGCGAGCATCGCCGCTTGTGAGATGGCTGTAAAAGTATCAGTTATAGCAGTAGCGGTTATATACGCGGCTGGTATTTTACCAGTTGTGTCAAGCGGCGCAACACCGCTGTTAACCCCTTTCTGAGCCGTGATCCTTGCATCAACATCAGTAGTGAAAACGCCTATGGTATTGTCACCTTTACGGTATTCAGTAGCGAGTCCTGTGCTTAATTTGTCTTGCTTAGTATTAACCGTTGTTGTGAGCGCATTTAAATCAGTTTGACTTGCTTTAGTCCCGACAGTAGTGGTAAGACCGGCTAAGTTTGTATTAGTTGTGGTTAAATTTGTATTCGTAGTATTTAAATCAGTTTGATTCGCTTTTAAAGCTACACTGGCATTCGTTGTATCTAAATCAGTTTTATTCGCTTTAGTAGGAAATAAAGCATCAACAGCCGTATTTACTTGTTGCTGACTACTTCCAGATGGGGTACTTAAATTCGTAAAAGCTGTATCTTCGGTAATAACATCTGTATGTGGAGTGGACGACAAATCTTTCGCGTAAGCCCCGCCGTTTACCGATTTGATTCTATCGGTTACGGATAATTGAACCCCATTGATGAACGCATTTGTTCCTGAAACAGCAACCTCGTAAATCCATGATTGATTAGCCGCCGAAACAATTGGATTTGCGCCAACTCCCTGACCCTCTATAACTAATCCAGTCGAAGCGTCGTACTTACCAAGGATTTTGTACGGGTTGACTGTTCCAACTACCGCCGCATCAAGTTGCGATTTATTAACCGCTTCATCTGGATTGACGGCAGCCTTAACCCCTGCAATCTTATGGTTAGTCATATCAAAATCACGCATCCAACCGCGTTTAATCGCTACTTCATCAAGATAAGTATCTTTTAATTGAATTTGTTGAGCATCCATTGAGAATTGAATAGTACCAACAGTAGCAGATTTGATAACAATACCTACTGTTATTGAGTTTATAGCTCCTCGGGTTGCAGAATATTGCCCATTTGCTGCCAAATATAAAATCTGACCATTTGCAAAAGCAGTTGTGTTTACATTGTCAACTCTTTTTGTTTTATGAACAAGTCCTGTCGTGGCGTTTGGGATGTTTTCACCAACGATGAATAAGCTCTTAATAGCGACTGTCGATTGGTCTGCCTTGGTCACGTTCGCGATAAAAGTAATTGGGTCAACATGGTCAATTTGAACAATTGTACCTGCGGTAAGAACTGCGCCCGTTTGGTTATTAGCCACTAAGCTTGTTGAATCTATTGCCGCATCATATTTGATAGAATTCACCTCAATCAAAGCGTTGATTTGCGCTTGTGTTGCACCTGCCGCGCTTCCAATAGTAGGGTAAGCAGTAGGGTCTGTAATCTGAGTTGCACCGTTTGTCTTATCAGCTTTTGAAGACACAGAGTTATCAGTATATGTTTTTGCAGAGACCAAAGTGGCCGCGTCTTGCGTATCCACATAAGCCTTATTCACATCAGGGACAACAACAGCTCCTATTTTAGTATTGATTTTAGCATTTATCTGGGCTTGTGTATCGCCTGCTGCTGAACCGATTGAAGTGTATGCCGTCGGGTCGGTTATCTGAGTAGTCCCGTTTGTTTTATCGGCTTTATTAATAGTAGCCGCAGAAATAGCACTCGATGCTAAATCGCCCGTTACTACTCCTGTTTCACCAATAGTTACATCAATCGCTATTTTCACAATCCCTGCCTGTGTAGTGGTAGCTAAACTAACCCTGTCGATTCCTGTATCTATCCACAAATTACTTGCAGATGAAAATATCCAAGCATGGTCATCAGAGTCAACTATTTTATCATTATTTAATCTTGCTCTTGACGGATTTGTATTAGCTAAAACAAAAGCATCTAATAAAGTCGGGTCAGCAGTTACCTCGGCATTCGTATTAGAGATAATCCCGATATAAACCAAAGCTTGGTTTAAAGCATTTGTTACCTGACTTTGTAAGTCAGCATCGGCCGCAGTTCTTGCAGTTGTTTCATCGTCTATATTTGTTTGTAATAGAGCATCTGCGGCATCTACATAGGCTTTATCTACATTTGGAACTACAATTGCTCCTAATTTAGAATTAATGGCATTATTAATAATTGCTTGCGTATCGCCTGCAACCGAGCCAATGTTTGCATAATTATTGGTATCTGTGATTTGTGAAGCTCCATCAATCTTATCTGCTTTAGTCAAAAGCTCTGTATCAGTGTAAATTTTCGCTGAAGATAAAGTATTTGAATCCTGCGTATCAACGTAAGTCTTATTCACATCAGGAATTACAATAGCCCCTAATTTAGCATCAATAGCATTATTTATTGAAGCCTGCGTATTGCCCGCTACCGAACCAATATTGGCATGGTCAACAGTATCTGTGATTTGTCCTACACCTCCTGTTTTATCAGCCTTTGCGCTTAAATCAATCGTGGCAACCTTATTATCTGTATAGGTGTTAGCCGCCGAAAGAGTAGCGGCATCCTGCGCATCAACATAAGCTTTATCTACATCAGGAACTACGCCTGTTCCTATTTTAGTTTCAATAAGAGCATTAATTTCAGCTTGTGTTGCACCCGCCGCGCTTCCAATAGTTGGATAGGCTGTTGGGTCTGTAATCTGAGTCGCTCCGTCTATTTTGTCAGCTTTCAATGATACATCTGCACTTTGTCCGGCTGCTGTAAATTTGTATGAAATTCCTATTTCATCAGTATCAATTACACTTTCAATTGTAATAGTTCTAGGTGCCGTAAACACAAATTGACTAGGAATAAGTTGCTGCCCATTTCTAAAAACACCTAAAACATCAACAATATCCTGAATTACAATAAATGTTTTATTTCCGCCAGCAGCCGAGAAATACTCGGTATCTAAATCTTGTGCTACATAAGTTCCGGTTCCCCCTATTCCTATTTTAGTTTCGATAAGAGCGTTAATTTCAGCTTGTGTTGCATTAGCCGCGCTTCCAATAGTTGGATAGGCTGTTGGGTCTGTAATCTGAGTTGCCCCATCTGTTTTATCTGCTTTAGCGTTTAATGCAGTTTGCGTAGCCGTAGAGATAGGCATAGAAAGCAATGGTTTCCAGCTTCCATCACCATTTAAATAATCCGTAGCTGTTCCACCAGCAGGAAGCCCTGTGCCAATATTAATGATAGCATTTATAGCGGAATTAATCTCTGCCTGAGTAGCCCCGGCCAGAGTCCCAATATTAGCATAAGGATTAGGATCTGTAATCTGTGTCGCACCATCAATCTTATCTGCTTTAGCATCGAGACCTTGCGCACCAATCTGTACCAGATTTATGTTTTTTCGAAGTATTTCAAAATAAAATACACCAACTTTTATCGTTCCGGATCCGTCAGAAAACAACCATATTTCGGATGGGGAATCTTTTATACTGGTATTATTTATAGGAAAAGGAATAGCAAAAGTTTCAGTGTCCAGTCCTGCTATTTTAGGTATTTTAGAAAAGATAGTAATCACTTCCTCATTAGGAGTTCCAGCCGCCAATTTTAAACGAACTTCATATCTCTGGTCAGTGCTATTGGTATTAACTTTTAATTGCATTCTGAGCGTTAATACATCGCCAATACTTAAATCAGAAAAATCAGTCTGGTTAGTCGCTGAATTCCATACAGAGGAAACTCCGAATGGTGATTGAGTATAATCTGTTCCAAGTCCTAATGTATCATTAGTGATTTTAACCTCGGTATTTGAAGTAAATGGTATAGGAGTTGTTTGTGTAACGGCATCATCATAAAGAAAATATCCTACTGAATTAAGAAAGGTCTCTGGTTCTTTTGGAAGCTCTTTAAATATCAGCGCATTACCATCGGAATTACTGACTACCATTTGATCGGGAACTATCGAAATGGGCGTATCTGATAAATCCGTGAATTTGCTTACGTTACTAAAGATTACAGAGGTTAATTTCAATTCGCTACCGTCAACTATCACTACTTGCCCCGCTCTCCCAGTGTATTTGAAAGTATCTAATAACGCGTCAAACCTATCAACTCCAGTTCCTGTGCCTCCCCCTTTAATCCAATCGAAATAACCTTCTGCGAAAAGCGTATCAAATAATTCAGTTACCGTCTGTGGGTTAGTAGTAGCCGTGGCCACAATAGTTACATCAGTTGGAACTATCTGCTGAAGCTGAATGATATTTGCTCCGTTAGCCGTTTTAAAATGACATTGGGTTCCATAGGTAAATAAATCATTTCTAACATTGCGTATCTCTCCGGCTACGTTATTATCTATAATAAATGACCATTCACTATTAGCTAATTTGGTTAATTTTAAATTTGCCATAAAATTATATATTTAATATGTCGCTTTCTTTTGGGGAGAGATTATATGAAAATTGCCCGAAATTTTCATTTCCTTTTTTTTGTGGAAAATCAATAGCCTCAAATAATGAAGCTCTGATTTTATTCACATACAAATAAGGACTTCGCAGAATCATAGATAAAAGAGATAATTCATGAAAAGCCATTGGTTCAGTGAGATAAGACTCTATTTTATTCACTTTCACTGATTGAGTCACAGTATGGCCTGTGGAAGTCTCATAATAGCTTGTAAGCTCAATTTTCTCATCCGGTTGATTAAACCATGTTCTAAAACCTATTGATTGATAAGTCTCTGTTTTTTTGTATCTATAATGGAATTGCGTAGTCTTATCAGCATACACTTTAGACAAATGAAACGGATTTGAATAAAATGTTTCCCCAACGAGTTGGCTAACTTCTAAATAAGCTAATTGCGCTCCGAAGTCGGCAGGAATATTTGCTAATTGCCAAATTACTTGCGGATCTCCATTATCGGAATTAGTAAGTTCTATTACATTGAAACTGGGAGTTATATCTACTGATCTTTTGTCGTCAATAGAAATTGCCTTTACAGTCCAGTCCTCTAAATGAATTCCAGTTGGAGTATTTGTAACCTGAACGTAAGAAGTTGTGTTGTTTGGAAGTAAATGAATTCCGCCAAATATATATTGCGTAGTATTTTGGCTGTTCTTGAAATAGAACGCCTCATTTTTGGTACGAAATAAATTTATAACTGGTAAAATCATGGTTATAAATTTAATAAAAAAACACCCAATTAAATGAATTATCTTTACAACAATTTAAGCAGATTATCTAATTCATCAATGGTTTTAGAAATATATCCGTTTATTGCCACGGCATCCCAAAAAACTCCATTATATAAAAGTTCCCTATTGGAATCATATAAAAAAAGTTTGTCTTCTTTTATTTCATAAATCAGTTTTACTAAAGATGTTTCATTGTTTATTGTAATCCCAAATGAAGTTTTATCAATAGTCATTTGGCTCGGTTCAAATTTCTGTTCGCCTTTGATTGTCAATTCCTTACTCATTACTTCATAGCTCATTGTCACAGGGAACAATTTTATGACTATCTCGTTTTTGTCAATAGTCCTGATAAAACCTCTATCTTTTCTTAATTTATTTTGCAGGTCAAAGAATTCCTCCAATTGGACATTGGCAAAAATCACATTTTCATATATGAACGGAGTTAATATTTGTCCTTGCGGAATAAAATCAGCTCCCTCTTTTGTTTCAATATCGTTGTAGGTACATTGGAAGTCTTTATTATTCTTGTACCAAGTTGTAGTGATTGGTTTATTTTCCCAATACTGATTGCAGGTTGCTAAATATGACTGAAAATATGTCTCTATGTTTCTTTTAACTGAATATCTTAAATTATGACAAGTTTCTGGTGAAGTTATGTTTCCAATGTTGGATATCTCCTCAATTGTTCGATTAACTAGCGGAACATTTGTTATCGGAATATCATACTGAAATCCAGTCATAGCTATCCCGTTGTTATTTATGTTAGGATTCGCATTAGCTATTGATAATTCAACAGTGTTCTCTGTTACAATTTGAACAAGATAATATCCTGCATTTTTGTGTGGTGCATCTATCCAAAAATTAGTTCCAAAATAAAGCCCAATTACTAAAAAATTTAAAGAATCTGTTTTTAAAGTTAATCTATTTGTTGTAGCATCGAAACTATGATTTAATTCAGAAGTAGTTTTATATCTTTCATTAGCTTTTCTAGGCGCTGTATCTATAGCGAATATCTTATCATCATCTTGATAAGAAGTATTTTTTGTTATTTGCAAGCCCTTATTTCGCGCCTCCTCAATTAAGAATCCATCTCGAATCCATTCTACCGTGATAGGTTTTTTATTTTCAACATTTTTATTAAATAAAGTCATTGTGGCTTCCCCATGAACCGTATCAGCTGTCTGCGGTTGCTCATTTTCTTTTAAAGCTTGGTATTTGTTATATTTAAAGCTAAATTCATTTATACAGAATCTCGGATTAGATATTTTGTCAAATTCATGAAATTGTGTCGTGTCAAAAAATCCGCATTCAATAGGTTGGTAAAATTCTTTCTCGTTGCCAAAAAAGACTGCATCACCAGTCTCATAATCAGAATTACATTCGGTTATGGATTTAGATAAATCAGATAATGATATTGGAAAAGAAGTTTTAAGACCTCTGAGTAAATTGCCATTAACCAAAAACGTATCGTAATAATCATTTCCATTATCAAAGAAAGGGGCCGAAACATCAAGTTTAGATATTGATTTTACAACTTGCTTAATAGCGTCAATCAATCTCACCCCATCAACAACAGAATAAGATGAAGCAGAACTTGTGGTTGCTTTTATTTTCATTCCGGTTATATCTGATCTGCAATGAATTGTAGCCGCGATTCCTAATCCAGAAGTTTCTTGAAATTTATAATCAAAATAAACCCAAACTTTATCTCCAATTTCCAACAATGGTATATCAATGTTGAAATCTGCTGTCTGTGCATAATCAAATCGCATACTGTGCTGCGGCCACAATGCTTTATCCGGAGCTATTAATATTTGTTTCGTGGCTGATTCAAAATCTTTTCCATAAATAATATAAAAGCGCAAATCTAAAGTTCCTTTGCCACGATTAGTTGCCCCAGATAATACATGCCATTCGATACCGGATATGGTAATTCTAGTATTGTTTAATATCTCTTTAGCTTCCAATATATAATAATCACTGCGACCTTCTATAGCCTGAAATGAAGTAAGTGATGATAATGTGGCTTTTATATCGCTTTTGGTTATAATCTGACATGGATTAGCTTGATAAAATTTTGTTGCTCCGGTTCCCTTAGCTTCCATATAGGTGCCATCTGAATTAAAAGTAACCTGCTCCCAAGCTGATTCTTTAAAGATACTCTTGGGTTTCAAAAGTATTTTAGAAGTAGGAACTAACGTAATTGGGTTTCCATCAATATCGGTAGAGCTGAATAAATTTACATTTACATCTTCGCGCCTTTTTACTATTTGGGTTTTGCTTTGCTGGATCATTTTACACTTGAAATATTCCAAATCATCAGTTTGTGCTTTAGCAAAATCAATATCATGAATAACCGAAACTCCATTAGGAAAAACTATCTCTAATTCAACATTGCTTTCGAATCCAAAATGATGATTGTAATAGAATATTTTATCCAAATAATGCTCACGATATGAACTAAATTCCATTTGAGATTCGCCACCATTGAATGTAATATCACGGGCAAATCCATCCTCTTTTTGCTGGAAATTAAATGATAGGATATTGAACCCGATAGGTTCGTCTATTTGAACTTTGCCAAATCCATCAGATAAAAAATTAAGATAAAATTTTTCTCCAGCCATACGAAATTTATTTTGGTACTGCAACGGTATTCAGTACTTTTTACGGTACTGTTTCATGCTTTTTACGGTACTATACTGATATTCCTTTTCCGGAACCACGATTTTCTGCCGTTCTGGTAATATTTCCATTTTTAGATAAATAAGCTCCAAAGCCATTTCTATCAAAAGTAATTACTGATTTAGTTTGATTGGCCAAATATTTTCCTAATAATTCATCCATTTCAGAGGCTTTTAAGCCATTATTTATAATAACAGGAATGTCGATGCCTCTACCTATAAGAATATTGCTTAATTGGGTATCAAAATCATTTTGGGACAATATTTTTTTAGTTTCATAAGCGTTAAAGATTTTATCGCCTTTTTCAAGATATTTGAATCTTGATCCTTTATCTGAACCAAAATCCTTTATATTCCCTTTGTTATCTGTATGTAACTCTGCACCTCGTTCATCTGTTTTAGCCCATCCTTGCGGTGCATTATCGGTTCCTTGCCAAAATTCTGGTGGTTTTTGAGCTAAAATAATCGCTATCTGTGCGGCTCCAATAGCAGCGGCAACAGCGGCAAACGGCAAACCAAATGTTAGAGGACTTTCGGCTACCGATGCAATGACAGCTTGAGCTGTATCTATTACTACATTAAATATTGCTTGTTGTTGTTTAGCTTTTGCCTCTCTCGCTTGTATTTCTTTTCTTCTGGCTTCATATTCTGCTTCAATTTTGGCTTTAGCCTCAGCACTGTCTCCGGCGAATTTTAGAGATATATCTTTTTGCTTTTCAAGTCTGGCATATTCCGCGTCGAAATTAGCTTGGGAATTTTTATTGATAAAAGTGAATGTTTCTTGGGCTACATCTCCGATTGCTTTAAAAGAAACTGCAAATTTTTCAGCCGTTGTATCCGCTCCTTCCATTAATTGAGCAAAAGTGTTATCGAAAAATTGATTTAAGCTTCCAAAACCTTGCTCTGATAAAAAATCCGATCCTATCTTTTTTAATGAAGCATCGGTACCGGCTTGCATTTGTTTTATCATTTCATAGTAGGCTTGTTCACCTGCCATTCTTTTCTGTATTTCTGTGAGATGTTTTTTATTTGATTTTTCTAAATCTTTATCTAAAATTGTTTGCTTTCCAGTCAATTGATCGATTGCTATTTGAACCGCGCCAATTCTAACCGCCCATTCTTCCCATTCCTCATTATTGTTTGATAATGCTTCCTGAGCTTCCTCCAAAGCTTTTTTATGAGCTTCCAGTTTTTGCAATAATCCAGTAGCGTTTTGCTCTTGTGCTTTTAAATTATTAATAGTTTCTAAATCTGCTCTTTTTTCTTTAATCTCTCTATCTTTTTTATCCTTAGCCGCTTTATCTTCTAATGCTTTTATTTTTTGCTCATATTCCTCTGCTGAAATAAGTTTATCTTTTAATTCTTTTTTTAATTTCTTGATATTAGCGTCTCTAGCATCGGCTTCTTCTTTTATTCGATCTAAGTTGGCTTTGCTTTGATCCTTTTCTTGTGTTCCATTGCCAGTTATAGCATCATTCATTTTTGCTATTTTCAATAATAATTTTTCATACCACTTAGTCTTTTCCTCTAATGATTTATTATTTTCTTTAGAATTCTCTCTTTCCGCTTCGGCTATTTCCTTTACCAAAATGTCGGCCTCCGCTCTTTTTAAGGAAGCCTCAATATATAAATCAGTCAAATCAATTACTTTTTGAAGCGTTCCTGCATGGTTTAAATCGGCCTTATCCAATGATGGTATTATTTCTCCTAATGCTTTTAAAGCCACTACTCTTTCCTTTTCTGATTTAGAAGTGTCTAAAACAATATCTCGAAGCGTTTCCAAAGTAACCATTTGATTGGTATATTGAGAATTTACCTCTCCCATGGTCTCTTTGAATTTTTCCGCCGCTTTATCGGCCGCTGTAACATCCATAGCCCAATTAACAATTTCATCTCCATAAATAGTAAGAAGCGTAACACCAACCGACAATAGGGTTTGCCAAGAAAATAATGATGAAGCTATTTGTTGAAGTATAGACTGAGTAGGCTTGCCTTCTGCTTGCAATTGTTTAGTAGACGCGGCAGCCTGATTCATCGCATCGACGAATATCGGGATATTATTAGAAATAGCCATAAATCCAGTCTGCATGGAATTTGCGAATGCCGGAGCTTCACGAGTTAATTGATTTATAGAATTTCCTAATACATTAAAACCGCTAGCGTAATTCCCTACATTACGTTGATGTTTTCCCATAGTGGCATCAACTGCTTTTAATGTGGTATCGTATTTTGTTATCTTACCCTGAAGAAAATCATATCTTTTCTGCTCATCATCAGATAATTTATTAGTAAGTTCCTTTTGAATAGCAAGTGCTTTGTATTCATTCTGTAAAGTGTTGAGTTTTTGCTGAACTTTATTATAGAGATTTGACGCGGCCGTTAATTTCTGCTGTTCCCTATCTAATGCTTTATTTTGACGTTCGGTAGCTGCTTCGGTTCTGATTTTAGTTTGAACTAATTGTTCCTCTTTGATTTTAGATTGGGTAACTGATTGGTTATATTTCTCCAATTGGATTTGAAGCGAAGCATATAATTTTTCCTGTTTTAATATTTTTTCATTCAGATCGGTAATAGCAGAGGTGCTTCCGCTTGGAGTTTTTATAGTCCCCATAAAAGTATTAATATCCTTAACGGATTTTACCGTTTCGGTTAATGCTAGGTTCAGCGTATTCAAATCAGCTAAAGCACTGGAACTGAGTATTTCGATAAATTCGCCCGCTGCCATGATTATTTTCTTTTATGATTAGAAATTCTTTTTATTAACTTCTGATAATTTTTGATTGGATTTTCTTTTGTGATTTTGCAATTCAATCCATTTTTTCCCGTGCAATTGAACAGTTGCTGAAAATATCTTTCAAAACCATCCAATTGCCACTCAAAACAAATCACAAGTATTTCAAATCTATGATTAGCAACCCCGAATTTCCGCAATGATTGATATATTTTCGGTTGTTTCCTACAACGCAATTTCCGATATGCCTTAAAACGCCGCTCTATATCCACGGATTGACCGATATATGAAGCACCAGCAGGGTTCATTATGCGGTAAATCCCTATCATATCACTCGATTTTAGCGGTTTCTTTTATCATTCGGATATATCTTGGAGCCAATATCTCCCTTTGAAACTTATCAAAGACAATCTTATTGAGGCCAAAAATTTCTTTGCCGTATTTTCCCGATAATTCCGCACTTTTACTATCATTGTTTCCGAAAGTATATCGATTTTGTTGTAGTTTTTTTAAAAACATCGCATTCACAAATTTTCCAGTCAATATCAAATCGACTGCTCCACCGGCCAATGGATTATGATACGCTTTAAATAACTCATAATTTTTGCTTCTGTATGAATGCAAACTATCATCGCCATAAATATCTCCGGTTAAGAAATCCTGCTCTTTTAAATCTTTCAAAGTTGATTCTTCTTTTATAATTACTTCATAAGCCAAATCCTGCAAAACAGACAATTTGTTTACGCTTTTAAGCCTTCTTTGATATTCGGCCGCAGAAATCATTTTTTATTAGCTTTTTTCATGCTTTCTATCTGTTTTTCCGCACTTTTTTTAAGCGCGATATATGTAGATAATGTCATATCGTCCTTAATCAGGCTATTTCCGGTAAGAACATTGGATAAACCTATCATCGCATCATAAAACCCAAAATCATTCGTATTATGGCTTCCTTGAATTTCTTTTAAGCTTATTTCGGCCAAAGAAACTTCATTTCTCAAAATTCCAAGTTCTATATTTAAAACCCGTCCAACTTCATCAATGAATTCGGCATTTTCATCTATTACAATTCCATATCCTATTTTCAATGCTTCAATGAATTGCTGGCGCATTTCTTTGGTTGTTTTGTTATAGAAATAAAAGGCCAGACTTTGTTTTAAAATCTCGATTTTATATTCATTCACAACAAGTACGTTCTGAAGCCTTAGATATTCTTTTGCTTCCTGATTATCTGATTTGATGAAATAATCATCATAAATGCTTAGAAAAACACTGTCCAAATTCTTTTCTTTAGGCTTTGGACGCAATTTCTGATAATCTTTATCCTTAAGTATTTCAAAGAAAACTTTGGCTGGGCAATTATCAATATGATCGTATAATGGCATAATAATATGGTTTTAATAAAAAAAGCCACTTTTTACAGTGGCTTTCTCATTCTAAAAAACAAAAAAATATGGTGGAAGATAACATACACAATATACGTTTTTTTTAATTCCCAAACTTTTTCTTTTTGATATTTGTCATTTTAAAATCCGAATCCGGCTTTTTTGAATCTCCACATCCGCAACCACATTTTCCATCGATAGACTTAGGAGGATTATTTATCCATTGCATAATCTGATTCATATCCTGCATATTTGTATTTTTCAAAATCCAATCGATTTTGAATTCATCGCTCTGTTTACAGAATTCCACAGAATCTTCTTTGCTCAATATCTTATTAAATATCTGCATGATTTATTATTTTAAGCAATCGGCACAATTGTAGGAGACTGTCCTTTGTAAAATTTCGTTCCAATAATTGCCACATTTGTAGAGGTTACTGAATCATACAGTGTGACAACGAAATTATCTGTAGTGGTAAATGTCGCCGTTGGAGAAAATGAATATTCTTTGGTAATAGTATCATAAGTAAATGACAGAGCTGTAATAGGATCGATAATTCCATCTTTATAGCTTTGGATATTGCTCTGAGCTATTCCCAGTAATTGTGTGGATTTATTCATATCGAATACAGCCTTGAAATATACTTTTGCATCCGTAACATTGGCACGCCCGACAATTGAAATATCAGTTATTGGAGAAAGATCGAAATTCGCATTGAAACCTAATACTGAAGAATCTAAAAGTGCCACATCGCGATTGAATTGCACTTCATTGGTTAATTGTATATGAACTTGCACGAATGAATTCACGGATCCGTCCGTAAACATATAAGTGCCATTATTCAGCATTCCAAGATCAAAACCGGTAAAATTGGTTCCATTGCTCGCCCCTGCTATCGCGCCTGTTGAGAATACAAGTAACACATCGAATGCTTGGAAGGAATTGTAAGTATATAATGCGCTGGCCCATTTCCAGCCTCCTTTGACAAATTTAAACATATATTCAGGAAGCCCATTTCGAACGACAGTCTTAATTCCTCCGGGATATTCCTCTATAGTAGCTTCAGGGGTTTGATTTGCGGCCTCTACAGCTTGCAATACCGGAACAAAATTACCTAACTGGATTTGATTATTGACATAATCCAAATCAAATGCGTCGGTGACTAAATCTAAACTCCAACTCTTAGGAACAATGATAAATCCAGTTAATCTGCCTTCTTGTATGATACAATCTGAAAGGCCTAAATTTTTTCTTGAAACAAGGCAGTCTTTTTGATTTATTAATATTGCCATGACCTTAAATTTTTATGTTAAACAATTAATGTTAGTTTTTGTAAATCTTCCTTGAAATTCTATTTTTCGCGCGTCAACTATATCAATAGTGATACTTTTTGCGCCTTTTGCAGTTGTTTTAGTAAAATCACTATCATCGAAATCCAGTCCGTAATTAGGTATATCTAAGGTAGTGAAAATACTTTCGTAATCTTTGAATGCCAATGATATAACTGGATTTGACTCCAAAAGTTTATATATTTTATCGGTAAGAGGATCGATTATATTAGAATAATTGATAAGTGATCTAGTGTTATTGTAATAAGATGCGTTTGTCGAAGTGAATAGATACAGGCAATAAGTGCTTTTAATAGTATCTATCGCGCTATTATTTCTCGGTTCGATGACGCACCAAATAAGCGGATATTTCTGCTTTCCGCTACGTCCTCTAATCCATTTTGCAAGCTCTTTAGAATCGCCAAAATGATATTGTACAGGTTTGGTAATAGGTGTTTTGTCTACAAAATTCGGCTTATATTCATCATAAGTCAAAGTCATATCTTTGAATAGTTTGGCTAAAAAACCCGCGACTATCATAAAAATCTGTTTTGAAAATCAACATGAATAAAATTCGTAGTCGGATAATCTGTTGGATTATCGAATAAAAATTGATTCAGGCTCACAAATTCTGTGTCTCTCCAAGAAGTTGTCATCAAAACGAATTCATTCCAAATCATAAAATATTGATTGGCTGCATTGCCTAAAAGAGCATTTTTACTACTAATTACATTCGCATTTCCATTACCATCAATTCTATTTTTCTGCATAAAATAAGCGCACCAAATATAATTTGTAAGTAAAGATTTTGGATAATTACCTATTTTATAGACAAGACCGTTCCATTTCTTCGGATTTCCATTTGCATCTTTATACTCTTTTCCGTTTATCAAATCTGACCATTTTTGATTTGGATCAGGTAAAATAGCCGGATGTTCAGGACGAGGCAAAACAATAGGCAATGATATATATGGCTTAATATAATTGTCAAATTCTTTAAACAATTCTATTCCCAATAAATCCTGCATAAACAATCTCACTTCAATATCAATGAATTGATTAAGAACATCTGAAACTCCTGACTGACTTTCATCAATATCAGGAATTTCATATTTTCCGATGAAATAAGAATTATCTATTAAATACATAATTATGATTCAGGATTTTCATTATCTAATTTTGTTTGTTTTAATCGTTTCGATTGCGGTGTTATTATTGGATCAGAATATTCTGCAATTCCTTGTTTTACAACCATTAAATAAGCATTATCAACACTAAATTCTCCTATATCACCAGCTTTTCTATTACTATAATCTACTAAAAAACGAACTTTTATTAAATCTATTTTTTCATCTTCATCCATGATAAAATATATTAAGTTGCTAATGTTGTTAATGCAGCAGTTATATCAGTTACTTTCATAAATCCTGTTTTATCAACATTTCTGATTAAAAACAACATACGTTTTCTTCCTTTAATAGTAACTATATCTTCAATTGCTTGAGTTCCAACATATACTCTTGAAATAGCGACACCTCCTTTTTCATAGATACGCGCAAAACGACTGTCTCCTACCGCTAATTGATTATCAAGAATATTATTGTCTTCAATTATTTCTAACGGACCAATATTTTCTATATCTGGAAAAATATAATTTTTATTTCCGTCTTTTTTCATTTTCAATCTATCAATAGTATTAGCGTTCATTGCAACAATATCCGGTTGATATTTAGAACCTCTGTTAAAAACAATCGCTGTCCTTACTTTACCAACCAAATCTTTAATATTTGCATCGACAATTCCAGAAGCAATTGGTACATATACAGGAATCGAATTCATGAGCCCTGTCAAATTTAAACCTACACCATCCCCATTGACTAATTGATTATCAATTACAGAATTTATATTGACATCAATAAACATTTCCAATTCAGCTGCTGCACTCGCTTCATCTTCTCCAAATTCTTCAGAAACGGGTAATGTATCTCCTATTTTCTTTAAATCGATAGAATATTTTGCAAACTTTGCAGTTGATTCAGGAAATTGAGTACCTTCTGCAACCATTGCGGCTGCTCTTACAGTTGTAGCTTCATCCCAGTCATGATATACAACTTTACCTCCATCATTTCCAATATTCATATTTACTTTACCGAAAATATCATATAAGGATCTCCGTTTTACCCCTAATTGTCCAATAGTAGTCAATAAATCTTGAGATGCTGAATTGAGTATAGATGCTCGTGTTGTATTTGCTTTTATTTCTATTTCCTTATACGAAGTTCCTTTAATCATTTTTATGATTTCGGCTTTCTTTTCGATCACCTCATCAAGAATAGTCCTACGAATGTCTTTATTAGTTTTAATTTCAGCAATTTGATTTGCTATTTCTTCTCCAAGAAATTTCTCTAAATCTGCTTTTCCTGTTTTCATTTGAGTTTCGACCTCTGTTGTAATAGCGGTTTTTTGCAGTTCAGCTTCATATGCTTTCAAATCTGCTTTATATTGATCCAGCTCTTCAGTTGTAAGAGCTTCGAGTTCTTTTGATGTTTTATAAATGAACATAATTTCAAATTATTAGATTATACTTTTCTTGCGCTTTTGAACGGCTTGTATAGTCGTTTCTTCGGGGTTTGAAGTGTCATTTGACGGCTCGTTATTTTTTGGAGTGTTGGATAACGGCTCCTCTTTATTGTTGGATATGGGGCCTGTGGAACTATTGCTTCCGAATAACACAAGACTGCTTTCTTTGACGTTTTCCGCTTCTGAGACCACCCAAAAATATAGAATAGACTCAAAATCATCTTTATTAGCAATTTGTTCCACATACTCATTATATGTTTTAAATTCTTCTATATCTTCTGGTCTTGTGCTGTTAAAAGCTACTTTAATATGGATATATCGCATCCTAACGCTCGCTTGTAAATCATCTCCTGATTCGAGCCAATTCTTTGCAACAGGATGGATTATTTTATCTTTTGCGATTTTATAAATCAAAGCTTCGGTATTGCCTTCGTAAGATTTCCCAATTAAATTAAAAGGAATTTCTGCCGTCATCATCTCTACATCATTTTTTTTAGCAACAACCGAAGCCATTTCCATTTTATGATCGGTTAAAAGATAATTTTTACCTTGCTGATCTTTTATTGTTTTTTTCCAAATACCATCAACATGTAAATCACCATGAGAATCTAATATTTTTGTAGCGTTAACGGCGATATAATGATAATTGTCATCAATAGGAAAATTCTTTATTTCTTCACCTAATTTTGATAATCCAAGTGATTTTGAAACAATTGCAGTGCCTTTTTCGCAAGATTTCTGTATTTGTGCTTTTTTTAAAGATAGAATATCTTCTTTATTCGCTTTTAATTCAGCAAATAGAGAAGTTTCATCATCAAAATTCTTATTAAGTTCCCTGCAAAATATCATTTCTCAATTTCTTTATCATTCAACAGAATATGCTTTTTTATAATTAAAGCTTTTCGAAATTCCGGCATCAAATCTTTTCGCTCTAATTTCTTATTAATTTCTTCGAGTGTCATTCTACATTCCATATCTCATCAAGTTTTTGCTTTATCATTGCCTGATTCATTCCTAACGCAACCGATGCAGTAAGATTGGTTAGTTGTGATGTTCTCAAATCTTCCCTTTCCTGCTCAAATATCTTATTGAAAGAAAGATGAGAGAATTCTTTTCGCAAATCTTCCAAATCAAATATGTTTTCAAGTATATCAGTAAGTTTCTGTCCTAATGGCTTAAGACAGTAATCAGTCATACGCCCGATTGCTTTTTCCTGATTTTCAAATGTTGCACCTCCAGATAGTGACATTTCAACCACATCTTTCGGAACGCCGTACATTTTGGCTATCATATAAACTTTTGACAGAAATGTATCATCTAATTTAAGTTTTGATAGATCTCCTACAAAATGATGAATATCTACTTTCGAGCCTGTGGCGAACATATTTTTCCCGCTTCTGGCATTTCTGTCAAGAGAATCTTTTTCGTCACTTCCCATCATCTGCGAAGTGACATCATTGCTGTCATATTGCCCTGATACTAAGAATTTTTGTGAGAATTCCAGATTAACATTTTCAGAACTAACTGCCAAATTTGAATTTACTACTATTCCGTATAATGCATCAAGTCTACTTACTCCGGCAAACCAATCTCCATTTACTCCACTCGTATCTTGAATTATATATAGATTTGATAAATCGAGCGTTATTTGTGTATTTCCAGTCCGATATTTGAAAGAACCTTTTTGTATATTTTTTTTAGTTTGCGTTCCGTATTTGGAAAAACTAAGTGTCTTAAATGAATTTCTTTGGTTTTGCGTCAATTGTATGTCTCGTTCTTGAAGAAAATACATTACATCATTTTGTTCGTACAGATAGGCGTTTCCGAGTAAAATTCCGAAAATGTAATTCTGATCAAAATCTGTCCAAGTCTGCCATTGATTTGGATTGCCTAGTATTTCATACAAATAATCTTCTTGATCTAATTTGCCATTTTTATAGGAATTATATTTTCCCATGGCATAATATTCTGAAATTAATTTAAAAACAAACATAGCAGCAGGACTATCGAGAACCGTTTGAAGCTTGTCGTAGTCTTTATGCTTCTTTCCTTTAAATGCGTTTATTATCTGATAAAAATAATTTTCTTTTATATTATCAAATGTAATAGGATTTTTGCCAAATGAAATGTTAAAATTAAAAGACATATTCATTAGTTTGATACAAATATAATCAATTTAATAATTAGATATTTGAATTAAACATCAAAGCATTTCACTATATTTCATTATAAGTTGGATAATATAAAAAATATAATATTATTAAATAATATGGAAAATATTGTATTTTTGCGACAAATAATTAATATCTTATGACTATAACAAATGAATGCAATATGGAACTCATGAAACGCTATTCTAACAATTACTTTGATTTAGCTATTGTGGATCCGCCTTATTTTTCAGGACCTGAAAAAAGAAAATATTATGGGAATTCGATCAATAAACTAAATATAAAACGAACAGATTACAATCCATTAAATGATTCATGGAAATTACCTACGGAAGAATATTTTAATGAATTATTCAGAGTTTCCAAAAACCAAATAATTTGGGGTTGCAATTATTATGCAAAATACATTCCATCAGTAGGCAGGATTGTTTGGAATAAAGTAAACGGCGAAAGTAGTTTTTCTGATGCGGAAATAGCTTCCTGTAGTTTTCATGATTCAGTAAGGCTTTTTTCTTTTATGTGGAACGGAATGATGCAAGGAAGTGGCTTTGATGGAAAAGTAAACGGGAATAAAAAATTAAATGAAAAAAGAATACATCCGACTCAAAAACCTGTAGCATTATATAAATGGATTTTAGATAAATATGCTAAACAAGATGATAAAATATTGGATACTCATTTAGGGTCAGGTAGTATCGCCATAGCTTGTTACGATTATGGATTTGAACTTACAGCATGTGAGATTAATAAAGATTATTTTGATAAATCAATTGAGCGAATAAATAATCATATCAGTCAACAGAAATTGTTTTAATTATTAAAAA